AACGTCAGGAGAATCTACTGACCCTATGGTAACATAAGAGGGTTTACAAATGGCTGATCTTTCATCAACAAAAATCTATGGTGATCTTGCTGTAGCCAACTCTTTCAGAGCTAAAGTTGGCTATATAGGAGATCAAACTATAGCTACCCTTACCGATCTAGAATCCTCTTCGGGAGGGGTATCCTCTATTGTCGCAATAGGATGGGATTTCGTAATAGACGGTGATCCCCTTCAACCTACCTCCATTACTTATTCAAGCGGTACGGAGAAACTTAAAATTATTTATAACTGGAACTCTGCTTCCCAGCTAACTAGCACATCTTATGAAAAGAGTGATGATTCTGGGTCTACATGGTCTGTCTTAGGGACAGAGACTTATGGCTATAATGCAGACGGTATTATAATCTCTTCTACGTGGTCTTAATATAAACAAATAGACAACTATCTGTCTATTGGGATGAATCACTAACACAGCGTGATGCTGAAAACTTAATTATAACTCTAGGAGGTCGTGATGACTGATAACGAAAATCAAGAAACTCAAGAACAACACATCACAGAAGAAAATACTTCTGAACAAGACGATACTACACAAAACACTCAAGAAACCTCTTCTACAGAAGAAGGTGGTGCTGAGGAAAACTCTCAGGAGAAAAGCAAAGTAGATCGTGACCTTGAACGGGCTAAGAAAGACGGTGTTGATGTTAAAGAGTTTGAAGAGACTCGGAAGGCTCTCGCTAAAGCAAACAAAGAAGCCCAAAAACGTCGTGAACAACTACGTCAATGGGACGAACTAGGCGCTGACCCTGAGCAAGTGAAAGAACTTATCAAACAGCAGCGAGAAGCTGAAATTAAACAAGCCGAGGAGGAAGGTCGTTATCAAGAACTAATCGAAAAGATTAGAGACGAATCAACCCAAGAGCGTAAGAAGTACCAAGAGCGTCTTACTCAAATGGAACAAAAGATTCAGAATCAGGTTTATGAGAAAGACCTACAGGCTGCTCTTATGGCAGAAGATGGTATTCCAGACCTCCTAGAGTCAAAGCTGAAAAAGCAAACGAAAATGGTAGAAGACGGCGATACCTACAAGACTGTTGTACTGGATGAAGATGGGCTAGAAACTGATATGTCAGTTCGTGACCTCCTAAAGCAGTGGAAGAACGATGATGTTCTATCTCACGGCTTCAAGGCTCCGAAAGTCAGTGGAAACGGTACATCAAGTAATTCAGCTAGCAAAAGCACTGGTAAAGCTATCCCTAAACCAAAACGTAGCGATATGTCTCTCCGAGAGAAAGACGATTATCGTTCAAAGTACGGGCTAGATGCCTATAAGAAACTACCGCTGTAATTAAACATATTTGAACAGCGTTAAGTGAAGCGTGTCAATTAGCTACAAGGTGTACTTAACATTTTGAGTTAATTGCACCTTTTAACATAACACCGAATTGAAGGGAGACGAGATGTTTCCTGTCAGGTGTACATTTTAACAGATGAACAACTTAAACTGATAGGAGACAAGCTATGGCTTTTAGCAGAGATACTTTTACTATTTACGACGAGGAGTACCATACTGGTGCTGTTGAAGAAATTCAACGAGCCTCTATTAATCTAAACGAGTCTGCTGGTGGCACCATGCGGATGACTACCCAAGATATGAAAGGTGACTTTCTGAAAGAGTCCTTTTTCAAGGACATTGAAGGTCTAGTCCGCGACCGCGATCCTAACTCCACTGCTGATTCTACTGCTGATGATCTAACCACAGGTGAAGAAATCAGTGCTAAGGTCTTCAAGTCTATTCACGTAGAGAAGACTCTTAACGCTTTCAATGCAATGGGTTCTGATCCACGTCAGTTTTCTTTCATTGTTGGTCAGATGCAAGGCAAGCGCATGGCCGTCGATTATCTCGACACTGCTATCGCCGCCGCCCTTGGTGGTCTGCTTGCTGAGTCCGCTGTCCAGTATGACGCTACTGCTGTATCTGGTAAGGAAACTATTAGCCCAATCAACCTAAACCGCATTAAGCGTCGTCTAGGTGACCAAGCACAGCGTGTACGCGCTTGGGTTATGAGTTCCACCATGCTACACGACCTAGTTGAAGAGAATATCGAAACTGGTCTGGTAGACGTTGCTGGTGTTGTTGTTTACGGCGGTAATCCTGCCACTCTAGGTCTGCCAGTTATTATGACTGACTCTCCTTACCTAGAAAACATCGACCCTGCTGGTGACGGCACTGTTGATGACCAATACTACGTTATGGCCCTTACCGAAGGCGCTATCGAAGTTGTTGAGTCCGAGGACCGTGCAGTACTGTCTGACGTTGTTGGTGGTAAGGTCAACCTTATCGGTCGCATCCAGTCTGAATATGCTATCACCGCTAAGGCGGCTGGCGCATCTTACACTGGCGCTGCTCACCCAACTTCTGCTGACCTTGCTGACGCCGCTAATTGGAGCCGCGTGACTACCGATCACAAAGCTTACTTCGGCGCTCTCGGTATCTTCAACGCACGTCCTGAAGCGTAAGCGTAGATAAAGCCTCTAGCAACTAGGGGCTTACCTGAAGTTAAGGACGGATCGAAAGGTCTGTCCTTTTTATTTGTCTACTAAAAATAGCAAATACAAGGAGAACCTATATGAAATTCAAAAACAAGATTATTGCTTTCCAAAACATTGATCTAGGTAAAGAGTGGTCTGTTACTCGCAGTAATCCTAGCTTTTGGAAGCGTGATGGTGTACGTGATGTTTTCACTCACGTCTATGCACCAGACTACCCCGCTATTGAGAAGGCATATAAAGACGCTGGTAAGGAAGTGTATCGTCCAGAGGGCAACACCTCACAAGAGGCTGTCGAAAAGGCAGAGAGCGTTTCTGAAGAGCCTGTGGAGGACTTTGAGGTAGGCGTTCCTAGTTATGGAGAAGAAGAAGAACCTGTTGAAGCAGAGCAAGGTGACTGGGCTGAGTTAGGTTGGGTCAAAATGCGGTCTTTAGCAACTAAATATACAGACGAGCCAGTTAAAAATAAAAAGCAAGCCAAGGCAGTTCTAGAACAGGCTGAGAAAGACGGTCTTCTGTAAGCCTTTAAGGAGGGATTATGAATTTTATCGTAGAAGATGGGACTGGTCTTGATGATTCTACTTCGTTTGTATCTGTAGCAGAGGCCGACGCATATATTTCAACCTTTGTGCCTAATGATGCAGGTTGGTCTGGTAAGACAGTTCGAGAAAAAGAATCCCTCCTTATGAGAGCTACACGTTTTATTAATACTCTTATGGGGTGGAACTCGTCGTTGCTGTCAAACACACAATCCCTTTCTTTCCCAAGAAAAACTTTCTTAGATAGAGACGGAAGAGAAGTGTCAGGGGTTCCTTCTTTGATTAAAGAATACACTTCTGCAATGGCAGTGGAGAGTATTTCTACTGATCTTAATGAGGAGGCAGAAAAACTTATCAGTGAGAGTTTTGGTGATACCTCAGATACATACGCCGCCCCTGTTATCAGAGGTGGTAGTGAAGTGGTGAGAAGGGCTATCAAAGAGTTATCTCACATGGGATATGGTAGCAGTAGAACTACTATCGTAAGGCTTGAGAGGGCTTAATAAATGGCTAGAAATCACCAACTGCCACACACCCTCACTAGATGGAGAAAAGGTGAGACAGATAAGTATGGAATGGCTACTTACTCCGTAGACATTTTCCCATGTCGATACCAAAACACTGAGAGACAGTATGTATCCGAGTCTGGACAACATACAAGAAGCAGTGCGTATGTGTACACGGATTCTGATGTTTTGCAGAACGGAGATGTTGTTATCAAAGGAGATTATTCCACCTACCCCGAGCCTGTAGATGGGGCATATTCTGTTAAAACTACTCGAATCACTACAAACCAACGTGGTACTCGCACAGAGTATCGTTACATTCTTTAAGGAGGGTTTATGCCTAACAGTCCGGCCTCTGATATTGCAGACTTCCTTGTAGACCAAGGTGTGGGCACTTATGATACAAATGGAAGTCTCCCTCTTATCCGCGTAGGGGTAGAACCTGATATTGAAAATAGGGTATTGATTACTTTGTATGACACCCCTGGTGTTCCTTCTAACCCAAGATACCAACGAGACCAGCCTAGTATTCAAGTAAGAGCTAAGGCTAAATCTGAGATGGATTATCCTTCTGCTTATAATGCACAACAGTCTGTCAAAGACACTATTCTAGGCATGGACAGAAGAACGATAAATGGGTCATTGTATGTAGGGGTTTGGATGAAAGCGGATATTGCATCCCTCGCCTCTGATTACAATAAAAGGAGTATTTTGGTCTCGTCTTACCGAATGGTGAGAGAGTATGACACAACAAATCGAATGAAAATTGAGTGACAAATTAAACAATCTTATTATTGTCTAGCACAATAACACCATAATTGGTTGTTTACAAATAAATAGGAGATTTTATTATGGCTAATGCTAAAAGTGTACGCATCTCTGATGATGGCGTTAATTTCGTTCAGCTTCCCGGCTCCACTGCGGATATTTCCAGTGAGAGTGCTTCCGTTGATGACAGTGTGTTTGGTAGTACCTTCACTTCCAGTCAACCAACTCTAATCACTTGGAACACTTCT